TTGAATGATTATAGTGTTAGACAAATAGTTGCTAATATGTAAAAACGGATATTCCATCGTATGCGAAATGGTATAGCAGCCCTACCGTTTATAGGGTGCCATCAATAAGTGAGAGCCGATGGGTGAAGGTCCGAATCCTTCCGATGGAGCCAACTATTTATATTATCTTTTTTCCGATATAAATATTGTGAGAGGATAATATATGGCATTTTTAGGTCAAGATGGTTTCATATGGGCTATCGGTGTAGTTGAAGATAGGTTTGATCCAGAGAAAGTAGGACGAGTAAGAGTTCGTTGGCTCGGCTATCACACCGAAGATAAAGCTAAAATACTAACCAAAGATTTACCATGGTCACAGGTGATGCAATCTGTGGGTGGTAACTCTATGGCTGGTGTTGGTGATGCACCAGTAAATATTGTAGAAGGAACATGGGTTGTTGGTTTCTTTAGAGATCCCGGTACATTTCAAGATTCAGTTGTAATAGGAACGATGCCCGGAATGAATACTACTACTGCGGTAGATGGTAGTGGTGTTGGTGGTAAATGGCCCGCTTATAGAGGTAAGTATAAAACTTTTAGTCAAGATACAAATGAAAAAGGAAACCCTCATGTAGCTGGCTTAGAATCTACAGATAGAGATTATGAATTTGGTTTCTTTGATCCTACTTTAGATACAAGTAAAGTACCCCATCCCCCAAGTGAATTAACTTATGGGTCTCCTGTAGGATATGCTACAGTACCTTCTGATTATATTGAATTTGATTATACACAAACTACAAAATTACCAAGAGTACTAAATTGGTCACCGGAAATAATACAAGATTTAGAAAGTACAATAGCATCTCCTCTTTATGGTAGTGTTGATGCACAAGAACAAAAAATTAAAGGTTCTTCGGAAGTCACAAGCGAAACATCTACTCCTATTACATCTAGAATAACTCATTCTGATTTATTGCATGCGCTGTTTAAAACAACTAGACGAATAACAGCAGATGCTCGACAAACATCTTGGGTTAAATTAGGATTGTTTAAGTGGCCTGATAGTATTACCTATACTGAAGTTGGGGCAGATAATGAACCAGTTAAACCAGGAGGAGAAAGTTTAAATGTTAGTCAATTAAAGAGTGAAGATAAAACAGGTTCAGTTGTTAGTACGGGATATCTTGAAAGTGATATTTGGAGAGATACAACTACAGACTTACCTTCTTATCCTTGGACTAGAGATATGGCAAAGTATCATATGGATTCTTCCCTAGATTCTAGACCGACGGCATTACATACAGGGGAAACTGGACAGTTTGGACAATCAGGTGAATGGTTTAGATTACCACATCCTAGAGTTAAATGGGTAAAATTTAAAAATCTTACACCCACACAAAAAGCTCAAGCTAAATTATTGTATGAATCTGGACATTATGGTAGTGGCATCTATGAAATGGATGATGACACACAAAAACCAGTAGGTAGGAAAGATATATCATGGGATCAAATTAATGCAGATGATTTAGTTATAATACAAACACCTGATACTAATAGATTAGCGATGGGTGGTATTCCTATAGCATCAATAACATTAGGTACTACTACAACAGTTTCAACCCTTGCAAACTTTTGGACTACATCAGTTACACAAACTGGAGCCAATGCAAAACCAGAATTAGCTAAAGATGATATTATAATGATTGCTGGTTTGCGAGGAACTGAAGAACTTAACGGTAGAGTTTTTACTGTAAAATCTCTTACTGATGTAGGACCTTATTACACAATAGAATTAGGTAGTTTAGATGGGACAGCTTGGACGGGACCAGGAACATCATCTGTAGTTTCTACTAATTATTCATCTTATATAAATGGCGGCGTAGTCATTATAGATCCTCATCCAGTATTACAATATAAATCTGATATTAGAGAACGACAAATAAACATAGGTTCACCTGATTCCGAAACAGGACTCAATGCAAAGTTTTGGAATCAACCAACGAGTGATTTCAATGCGCAGTATCCATTTAATCAAGTATATGAATCTGAATCAGGTCACATAAAAGAATATGATGACACACCTGGGGCAGAGCGAATACATGAATACCATAGGGCTGGAACCTTCTATGAGATTGACCATGCGGGCAACAAGGTTGATTATGTTAAGGGAGATCGTTATGACATCTCTTTGAATGATGATTATGTGTATGTCAAAGGACGAGTGGTACACACCTATGATAATGAGGTATTGATTCGGTGTAATGACCGACTAGACCTTTCAGCTAAATGGAAGATGCAGATATGGTCTGGTGGTGATTTAGATATACACTCAAAACGAAACATCAATTTAAAATCTGATGGTGATATTAATTTACAAGCAGATGGTCATATTAATCTACAAGGAACTACACTAACAGCCGATCAAGCAAAGTATAAAGCAGGAACGAAAGGTGTTGGTGAAATGTCCAAGATTAAGATGAAGGCTGGACATCTCTATGCTGAAATGATAGGGAATGAAGCTAAAAAAGATATAGCGGGAATTGCTTTACAATCTAACTTGTCGCCTATACAGATTAAGACTATTAGTGAAGGTGGAAGTATCTATATAACATCTGCTGAAGATATGGAGTTATATACACAAAAGAATTTGTATAGAAGTGCTTATGAAGGATTTATTGATGACTATGCGGGAACTAATATAAAGGTAAGAGCATATACAAAAGATATTAGTATCTATGCAGAAGATACTACTGATGGTAATATAAGAATTAAAGCTGGTGAAGATTTGTTTATAGAATCTTTAGCTGATATGAATTTAAAATCGGGTAGAGATTTTTTTGCTCAAGCTAGTAGTGGGGCAGTTAATATTAAGGCAAGTGGAAATATTTTAAATACTGGTTCCGAAGTTCATTTAAATAGTACTGCTGCCAGTGCGGCAACAGCTTCTTCAGCAGCATCGGCAGTCATATCTAATATATCAGAAACCTTTACTATGTTGGTTACTGATTTATCTAATCCTGACCCAGCAGATCCTCCATTGATATCTACTGATAGCCATGGGTTAGCACTTAATGCAAATAATTTGGAATATGGAAGTGGGGGAGAAAACATTAGAGATTTGCAAGACTTGTTATCAAATATGACTTCTGGGATTGTAGCTCATACTGGGATATACCCAACAGATACAGGATCTCATACTGCGACAGGTACAAGAACAACAACAACAGCAGGAGACTGGAGTGGTTATGCAGATGGACCATTATCTGATTTTTATGTTTTAGGACCACAAAGTCTTTCTGATTCAAGACCGGAGCCGAAAACATAATGGCTAATGTAGCGAGAGGTGATGAGCAAGATGACGTAACAACGAATCATTTATGTACTACTGCCACAAAAACTAAAGAATGTTCTACTACAGTATTTGCAGCTAACTATGGGGTAGTAAGAAAAGGAGATAAAGATAAAGAACATTTTTCAGAAGCAGATCCTTGTCCGGGGGCAAATCACGAACCAACATTAGATGATGGTTATTCGTCTACTGTGTTTGCAGATGGCCCGACTCAAAATGTTGCAATGGAAGGAAGTGTATATGGAAATGATGTCGGATTAGATGAAGAAATAACAACCGTAAATCAAAGTACGGTTAAAGTTAGTTAAGGAGATAATAATGGATAGTAAAAATTTGAAAGAGAGATTAAAGACAAAAAAACTTTGGGGTGGAATCACTCTAGTAGTATTTGGTATAGCAGGACTAAACGGAATAGATCCGTGGACGGCAGTTTCAGTATTAGCCGTCGTGTGGGGTTTGATGGGAATAGCTTGGCCGTATAATTTTATGGCAAACAAACAGATGTTACAAGAGCACCATCACCACCATCACCATAATAATAAGACAACTAAGAAAACAGGAAAGGTGAAGAAAAACTATAAGAGAACATAAATAGTAGACAATGGCAAAATCATATACAACATTTGCGGATGCAGAATCCGTTAATGAAAGTTCAAGAACAACTTATCTATATAAAGATTTTAGTTTATTCTTTACTCCAAATCCTGTAACAGCAGATGTCACAAATGTTACAGACGTGCAGGACATTAAAAGGTCGGTTCGTAATTTAATCTTAACTGAAGCTTGGGATCGACCTTTTCATCCAGAGATTGCTTCTGGTGTGCGGGAACTACTTTTTGAAAATTTCACTCCAGTTTCGATAGCGAATATTAAAAATAAAATTAGAAGTATTTTAGAAACATATGAACCTAGAGCTAATGTTACAGGTATATTTGTAGATGATCCTTCGGGACAAAATATGGACAACAATACTGTAAATTTGAAAGTGTTTTTTACATTACAAAATGCACCAGATACAGAAGAACAAGTAGATGTATTTTTAGAGAGGGTTAGATAAATGGCAGGCGTAAATACAAGAGGTAAGATGGAGATTACTCAATTAGATTTTGATACAATTAAGAGTAATTTAAAATCATATCTTAAAGGACAAAGTGAATTTACAGATTATAATTTTGAAGGTTCATCTATGTCAGTTTTAATGGATACTTTAGCATATAATACACACTATAATGCTTTTATGGCCAACATGACTGCTAATGAAATGTTCTTAGACTCGGCTGTTAAAAGAAATAGTGTCGCCTCTCATGCTAAATCTTTAGGGTATACACCAACATCAGCCAAAGCTCCTATTGCTTATGTTGATGTGACAGTTAATAATGCTAATACAGCTTCTATAACAATGAACGCGGGACATGCATATGATACAACTATAGCTGGCACTACTTATCAGTTTGTAAATATAACAGAACGAATTTTACAACCGACTGCGGGAGTATATACTTATTCTAATATACCAATCTATGAGGGTTCATGGGTTACTACAAAATTTACTGTAGACATTAGTGACGCTGATCAATTGTTTATTATACCGAATGATAATGTTGATATATCTACATTGGCTGTGTCGATACAAACAAGTGCTGAAGATACTACTACGACGACGTTTACTAAAGCTAATAATTTAGTAGAAGTTAAAAGTACAACTAATGCTTATTTTATCCAAGAAACAGTAGAAGGAGAATGGGAAGTATATTTTGGTGATGGTGTTGTAGGAACAAAACCAATAGATGGAAATATTGTCATCCTTTCATATGTTGTAACAAATGGAATTGATGCCAATGGGGCTACAGCTTTTACATCGTCTACGAATATTAATGGGTTTGGTGATTTTACTATAGTAACAAATACAGCTGCTGCTGGTGGGGCCGAACCTGAAGGGATTGATACTATAAAATACAATGCACCCTTTAGTTATGCAGCTCAAAATAGAACAGTAACCGCACAAGATTATAAAGCAATTATTCCACAGTTATATCCTAATGTGAAAGCAATAGCAGTATGGGGCGGTGAGTATAATAGTCCTGCGGTATATGGCAAAGTATATGCAAGTATCTTACCTAAAACAGGAACTGCATTAACTACTTCTACTAAAGCTTCTATTGTTACACAATTGCAAGATTATAATGTAGTAAGTATAACACCTGAACTTATTGATTTACAAATAACAAAAATTGTTCCAACTGTTAATTTTAAGTATGATGCTAATGCAACAACTAAAACTGCAGAAGCTTTGGGAGCTTTAATTACAACTGCAATTACTGATTATGGAACAACAGACTTAGAAGTATTTGATACTGTCTTTAGATATTCTCCATTTGTAACTTTAATAGATAATGCAGATACGGCTATTCTATCTAACATTACTAATATAAAAATTAGTAAGACTTTTACACCTACTTTGGCGAGTGCATTAAAATACACAATCAGTTTTTCCAATGCATTTTTTAATCCACATAGTGGTCATGCAGCAGATACAACAGGAACAACAGCAGGTGGAATTCTTTCGTCTACAGGATTTACTCTAACATCAGAAGCCTATACTTACTATTTGGAAGATGATGGTGCTGGACTAGTAAATGCTTATTATATTTCAGGTGCTGCGAAAGTATATAAAACACCATCAGTTGGAACTATTGATTATACTACAGGTGATGTTGTACTTACTAAAATGAATTTTGCTACAGTTGGTGATGTTGATGGTGCTACCAGTACTGTTATTAGATTAACAGTGCAACCTGCTTCTAATGATATAGTACCAGTTAGAAATCAGATACTCCAAATAGATACTACTAATCTTTCTGTAACAGGAACAGTAGACACAATAGCAGCGGGAGCCGGTGATGCTGGTGTGAATTATACGACAAGTGCTACTTATTAAGTATGACAACATTTAAAGATAAAGTTTCTCTACAAATAGAGCAACAACTTCCTGAGTTTGTTCGGGCAGAGAGTCCAAACTTTATAGCCTTTATGAAGGCTTATTATGAGTTTATGGAATCTGCGGAGTTAAAATTAACTACTTTAGGATCAGTTGATTCTATATTGTTAGAAGCTCAGCCTGTAGATGCAAGTTCTATAAATTATGTTCTATTACAAGATACTAATAGATACCGACCTGGTGAACTAGATACAATTTTATTAGAGGCATATGATGTTGTAGGAGATCCTGTAGCAAGAACAGTTGGCGCTTTTGTAAATGGTGAAACCATTACAGGGAGCACATCTAAAGCCACAGCTATAATTCGTACTGCAGATGTTAATGAAAATTCCAGGTTGTTTATTTCTGCTCAAAGTAGTTTGATTGTAGGAGAAACAGTTACCGGTTCTACATCAAATGCTACTGGTGTTATTTCTGATTATACAGCCAACCCTGTACAGAATATCCAGCAACTTATGGATTATGATGATGTTGATAATACTGTTGGTTCATTTTTTGAGCAATTTAAAGAAGCCTTCCTTAGAACTATTCCTAGAGAATTAACTGCAGGAGTTAATGAAAGAAATCTTCTAAAAAATATTAAGGACCTTTATCGGTCTAAAGGAACGAAAAAAGGACACGAATTATTTTTTAGAATACTTCTAAATGAAGAACCCATACTATATTATCCTAAGGAGGATATGCTTAGGGTATCAGATGGTAATTGGTCTACAGATCAGGTTTTACGAGTAACCCTTGGTGATGATACCATCTTGATGGAAAATGCTGCAGCGGGTAGTGATATTTTTATATTGTTGGAAGATGGAGCTCAAGTTAAACTGGAAGATAGTGTACTTGGAACTTCGGATCTTCTTAAACTAGTAGGACAGGAAATCACTCAACGGGCTGTTATTGATTTAAGTGTTCTCTCAGGTGGCGCTTATTATACAGATCAAATTAATAGTACTACTGGTCAATATTATAATTATGCCATTATTAGTACAGCTACGGCTTTAGTTGACCAAGTTGTTGCTTATACTCTTGATGGTGAGGCTGTTTATGAAATTATATTAAGTAAAGATAGTGCTGTTGGAACATTTGCGACAGGTCATACTATTACAGCGACATCTAATGATGATCCTGATACTACATTATATGGTAAATTAGCAAGTATAGTTACCTCTTATGATGCAGGGGCTTCAACATCTAGCCAATATTATAGCACAACTGATCCACTTACAATAACAGCCGATAACGGAACTGATGCTTCTGCGAATATATTGTCATTGACTTCCGGTACTATTACTGAAATGATTGTAGATGCAGGTGGTTCTGGTTATGAGACAGGGGATGTTATTACTGTAGATAATGCTAATACTAATGGGGCATTACTAGCCGGTGAGGTTACAGTAGTTAATGGTGGTATAGCTCCAGAAGCTGGTGATTTAGTTGGGGCTTGGAACATCTCATTAGAAACTGCGACAACTGGAGCACCTGGTTCTATAATAACAGAAAATGCACAGTTAATAATTAGAAGTTCTAACAAAACCTTTAGTGTTGGTGAAACAATAACTGGTAAGACATCAGGAGCTACAGGTACAGTTATACTTAATGATCAAGCAACAGTCCTTGATTATGCTGTTGTAACTGGGACTTTTGTTATTAATGAAGTCGTTACAGGAGCAGTTGTTTCAGGAGTAACTACTGCAACAGCTACCATTACTACAGTAGATACAGATGTATATGTAGAGCAACAAGAAGCTTATAATATGGTTGCTACAGATCATTTTATATTAGAACCTGATACCGTATTTGCTGATGGTGTAATTGGTGATTTAATTGTTCAGGAAAGTGGAACTGGTAATGGAGATGTTACAAATGTCCGAGTATCAGCAGAAGGTTGGGGATACACTCAAACACCATTATTGACTCTTCCTACAACGGGTTCTAGAACAGGCGGTACCGTATATGCTAAAGGAACAGGTGTAGGTAAGATTGCAGATGTTAAGATTATTGATGCCGGTGTTCATTATACATCACCTGTAACAATTAATGCTTATACCAATTTCTTATGCACAGATTTTACAGGAACATTTGAAACCGGTGAAACCATTACAGGTGGAACATCTGGTGCTACAGGTACCTATGAAGATACTAATGCTGATAGAAACATTATAAAACTTTCTAATATAGTTGGAGTATTTATTGGGGGAGTTCATAAATCGGGAGAAACTATTACAGGTGGAACTTCTGGCGAAACGGCTATAATAAATTCCTATACTCCAGTTTCCCTTCAAGCTAATCAAGGAACTTTAGGAGATACTACAGGAAGATTTTTAAATCAAGATGGATTTATTAGTGAAGATTCTAAGAAGATTCAAGATAGTTATTATTATCAAGATTATTCTTATGTAGTAAAGACCGGATCGTCTATTAATATTTGGAGAGATAGACTGATTGCTGCAGTTCACCCAGCAGGATGGCAAGTATTTGGTCAAGTAGATATTGCAACAGCAGTTCAGTCAATAGCTAATATAACATCTATCATTGGACTTGGTGGATTGTATAGATTGATCTGGAATGTTTTAATAGGTCGTCGCTTAGGAACTACAGATCAAGGTACTTTGAGTACATCTCCAGATGCAGGTGTATCTGATCCTTCTACTCCGACTCCAGCACTTGCTGTAACTGGTTCTGGTTCATTTACGAATGGTCAAGTAATTACAGGTGGTACATCTGGCGCTACGGGTCTTGTTTTCAGTGACACTACACCAGCAGATGAAAGGTTAATACATTTTACATCACTTACTGGAATCTTTTTGGTTGGTGAAACAATTAGTAGTGGTGCTACTACAGCAACAGTTGTTACTGTTTATGGTTTATTAGGTCAACGGGATCTTACACTTACTAGACATTTAGAGATAATTGTTCCGCCAAAATATATGACAGGACAGAGGTATGGGTTCGCACCTGCTTACCGTGATGTTGATAATTGGAAATGGGTACCGAGTCAAGTTGCTTCGGCGACATCTACTAGAACATTTAATAGTATGGACGTGTATCCAGTTTATCTTAATATGATAACAACTATAAGCAGTGCTATAAATGATTCAGTAACCACTATACCTGTAACAGCGACAGATGATTTACCAACTGCTGGAACTATTAAATTAGGAACAGAAGAAATAACATATACAGGAAGGTCTACTGCATCAGGTGCGGGTAACCTTACTGGAGCAACAAGAGGTGCGAATAGTACGGCTGCTGCATCTCATTTAATTAATGCCAATCTAACCGAAGTGCGTAATGCAGTCAAACTCAAGGTAGGTTGGAGAATTGCCGATTGGGCATTATTCGATGATCAACTAACCACAGTAACAATTGCAAAAGTAATGCAGGGTTATGCTAACAATAGAACCAGTTGGTTGGGTTCTCCGAAGAATGGTCGATGCATAGATGCAGAAATAACAGTAGGAAAGACGTAGCGTAACCTATATAAATAATAATAAATATTAGAGAGAACTAATACCATGCCAGCTATAGTAACAAATAAAT